AACATAAATGTGCTCGAACCCGAAGTTATTGTAAATGATCCAGTACCTAAAGATACAGACGCAGTAACACTACCTGTGGCAATGTAATTGCCTCCGCCTACTCCGGTGCCGCCATTCAATGCATATGAAGCGGTTAAAGCATAACTAGAAGAAATATTGTATATAGAACCTGTCTGTAATTGTCCCGGTTTAAATTGTCTCATTATGCCCAACGTCCTTTCACTACAATTGTATCTGTTGCATCAATCGTGTATCCTAATATTCCAGTGTCAAATACAATTGTTTGTATGGTTACATCACTTGGTGTCCAAGTATATGCAATTTTATCTATGTATTGTCCATTAATGTATACATCAAATTCATTTTTAGTTGCAACTGTATTTGTTACTGGATTGACTGCTGCATATCCCGTTACTTGTACTGTTGAACCTATAGAATAAGTTGCAATTTTATCTGTTAAATTTGTTAAGTATCCCATTGTAATTGCATCAATGGAAGTTGTTTGTCCGCCGCTAGCAACAACTAAACTACCGCCGCTAGCAACAAAACTTTGTGCTTGCAATACTTTGGATGAAACTGTTGTTGAACCAAATAAATCTCCTTCAATATCAACTACATTTACAAATGTAACTTTTTTAATAGAATATGCTTTTTTAATGGTACTTATGCGTGTTTCTTGTTCTGCTAGCAATGTTGCTTGAATTGTTAATGGAATTGTTGCTCTAACTAAACGATCTTCTCCAACTGTATTTACAGTTTCAAATGATACTGAACCCATTATTGTTAAAAATTTATTGCCTTCATTTCCCCAAGCAAAACGATTATATGTTATGATTTGATCAATTAGATCATTTAATTGCGGAGTAAAATCACACCAAATCATTAAATCATATTCCATTGTAACGTAGCGAGGAATATCAACTACATAAATTTTATCTGATAATTGAGGTTGATTTTTTGGTATCGGGAACAATTCATCTTCGTAGCGATTACGTTCATTGTATTTTGCTTTATATACAAATGAATTTCCAGAAACTGCACGATTAACATCAATACCTTTATGATTGGTATCTTCAGTAACTGAATTGCGTTTCAACATGATCATTGGTGATTGCAGCATTCCTTTTTCATCACGCATATATCCTAAACGGCGTACGTTGTCCCATTTTTCGCCATTTGCAAAAATTACGGGAACGGATAATAATTGTTCGTCTGCTGTTATTTGTGGTTGGATTTCATTTTCAATGTACCACTTAATTGCATAATCAATATCATACACACTGCGTTTAGCTGTGCGAATTACATCATCATCTCGACGCGTTTGTTCCGCACGATTCAATATGAGATCAGGAGTCAACCCTTCCGTACGAACCGGATTAGGTTTATTTGTTTTGCGATCTATATTCTCTCTATTAAATCTAGGCATTAATGTCCTTTATATGCAGGAGAGTTATTATTTCCTCCGCGTCTTAAATTTTTAATTTGTGCCGGTGTCTGACGTGTTGCGTGTGTATCACATATTACTGACACACTATATCCGAATTGATCTCCGTTTGGCCATGTTTCAGGATTTTTACCAGCAAAATATTGATTTGCATCAACATTATCCAATTCATAATATTCATTATCCCAAAAGATAATATCGCCGACTTCTGGATAAAAATCTGCTCGTTCCAATATATCTCTAGATATAGCAAATTGTGCCGTACGATTATAGGTATGCCCATAATCATCCATTACAGCATTTTTAGTTTCTTTAGTAATAAGACACGGAATTAATATGGAATCATAATATGATTTTGATTGTGATTCGCCATATATATTTGATGCACTTTTTCCGACAACTAATTTGAAAAATTCAATTTCTGTATCTATAATTGCATTGATTAATTCAGCATTTATTGCTGCTAAAAATCTTGCATCTCGCATTCCACCAAAAAGTGCCATATTGTTCTCTCCTAACCAACGTATATCTTTAATGGAACTTTTCCTAGCATTTCATGCATCTGCGTTGCTTCTGCATTTTGCCGTGTCATCATTTGTTCTTTTGTTAATTTTTCTAAAAATTCTCGCAATTGTGCTATTAATTCTGTTTTTTCAGATTGTCCTTGTGATACTAATTCTGAACCATTTAATGTTACTTCTCCGTTCGGAATAGGTACACTTGAATATTTATTGCGAATATATCCTAACATTTCTTTTGTTAAAGCAATACCATATTTAATAATCCACGCACGCCCCATATCATTAATATTCCCGTAGGTTTGATATGTATATGGTATATTTGATGCGTCCGATATAACATTGTTTAAAAGTGCTGTATTACCGAATAAAAGTGCTTCATTATTTTTTTCATCATCAAATACAAAATCAATCCATACTTTGGTAAAATATGGTGATGCAACCGATGCACCTTGTCCTGATGTTGGAACCGGCCATATCTTGATATCATCTCCATGTATTTCAAATGAATAATGTGATTTACGTATTTGATCATTGAATTCAATTGATTGCAAACGGAACAAGTCAGCATTAACTGGCATCATCATGAATGATACTGATGGAGAAAACCCTCCAAAGTTAAATGCATCAAGTAACTGTTGTGAGCCTAAACCTGTTCCTACAAATGGATCAAAGTATCTAACAATTGCAGGTGGTGGATTATGAAGTACACGTTTCACTTCAATTGAAGATGTTATTACATTGATTCCCAATGATGCAGATACAGCGGCGCGTAAACTATATGTTTGTTGACCTGGTATCATATCTATTGCAATTTGATGCCATTTCAAATTACCACCTGAATCTGCTTCAGATCCATATGCTTTCGAAAGTTTTGTAATATAGCCAAATGAGTTACCAATCAGCGCACCAGTCAAACTAGAACCACTTAAGAATGCAGATGCTGTTTGAACACCCAATGTATTCATTAAATTGTTAACAATATTAACTTGATTTACTTGATTTGAATATTCAATTACTGCCGATTCAAATGCTGTGTAAAAATTAACTGCCTGCATTTCAACATCCATGATGGGATATCCTAAATGTTGTGCTGCTGCTTTTGCAAATCGATCGGCATGATTCTGGAAAACTGAATCGCCATCAAAAAAGCCGAATGGTGTTGATCCAGTAGTAAACGAAGAACTTCCCGGCCAAATTGGTTTGTTTTCACTATAATCAGCCATGTTGTTCTCCTATTTTTTTTAATCTAGTTTGCTCCAAACTTTTACGTATTTTATTTTTAGTTTCTTCAGAATGAGTCTTGCCTTTCATTGGATGATTTTGTTTAAGCCATTCTGAATGTTCAGGTCTTGTTTTTCCGTATAATGGATGTTTATCTTTAACGCGCAATTTATTTTTTTCCGATAAAAGTTTACTTGCTTGTTGTCTACGTTCTATAGTCCATGCGTTTGAAATATTTTGTTTATGTTTTTCTGATTTTGGTAATGACATTAATTTAGAATATTCAGCTCTAATCATATCATATTCGCGCGATGAAATTTTATATGTACGCTGTTGATTATTGTTATTTAAATTCATCATTGCCCATAAAGCATATTTTAATTTATTATTACCTGGATATATTTCACAAAGCAATTTATGAGCTATGAAATGTTCCTTCGCAGTAAGTAATACTAAATTATTAGAATCATTTGTGCCGCCTAATGATTTAGGAATAATATGGTGTGATTCGAAATATATATCAGTATTTTTTAATCGGTTAGAATCTAGTGCTCGATTAATAATCTGATTATATATTTTAGCATAATTCACTATATTCTCCTTTTAAATATAAATATCAATATCTTTCATTTAGTAAGCGTAAAATTTCATCTAATGCTTCATGGCGATGATTATCTAACAATATGATTTCATTAACCCATTTTGATTTTGTTAGTTTGGGTACTTCATGCACTGCCGAATCATTTGTAAATTTTAAATCTACTTGATATCTATCGCCTGTTAAAATCATGATACTGTCTTTACCTAGACGAGACAATACCATTTGTAATTGTTGTTTTGTTAAATTTTGGAATTCATCCACAATGCAAATTGCATTATCAAATGTACGACCTCGGAAGTGTGTCAATGAAACTAATTCAATATTTTCTTCCTTTTCCATTTTTTCAAGTATCTCTGGCTTATTGTATACTTTACGCATATTGCTACGCAATGGCACTAACCATGGTTCCATTTTTTCTTCTAATGAACCTGGTAAAAAACCATTATCTTCATTTGATACTGTCGGTCTTGTTACAATTATTTTATTTATTTGTCTTTTGAAAAACATGTCCAACGCAATTTGAACTGCTAACAATGTTTTTCCCGATCCTGCTTTCCCCAATACGAAATTAAAAGGAGTTCCGATGATTTTTGCTTTTGCTTGTTTTTGTTCTTCTGATAATGAAATTGAAAATTTAATATCAGTTTTTGGCGGAGTTTTCTCCTTATTAGTTGTAGCCATTAATAACCTTTGATTAAATTAAAATAATTTTGTAAGCGTAGATTCTTGTAGTGTCATATCTTTTAATGTTTCAATCTTACCTAAACATGCTTTTCTAAGTGCTAAATAAGTTTGTCGGGCCGGATGAGGTGTCATTACTTTGATTGTGACTAATTCTTTATCAGGTCCTAAATCTTGTTCAATATGGACCATTAATACTAAACTTATTGCTCGAATACGATCTAAAACATCAACTAAACGACCATCATAACGGATGATTGCTTGCATTGAATACTTATTGTGTGGTACTGCCATGATATTCTTTTTATATAAATATTCAGATAGTAAAAAAGGGTGACCGAAGCCACCCTCTCTTATTACCTTTAATTAATTAAATCGTTAAATAATTAAGTCAATTAACTATTAAAGAATGTTTAATCCATGAACATATACTTTTCCGTAGAATTCTGGACGAACTACTTTCTTCGCGTAACGTGTCATAACACCTTTACGTGGAGTGAAGTTAACTGGATCGTATACTAATGGTGTCATGATTAATGGAATATACGGACTAAATACCGCACCTGTTTCAAGGAACTGTGCTCCTCTGAAGCCCATTAAGATAACATTTTCTAACATGTATGGGTTTTTGTATACAGTGTAACGGTTATTGATTGAACCAATTTTTTGTACACCTGCTGCAAATTCCATTTTGTTACCATCTGTGTCAGCTGCAAATCCTGGG